CTTCCACATAGGGAGCAGCGAAAGCGGGAGCAGAGAATGCCAGCACAGCGGCGGCAGCAATAGTGGATTTGATCATTTTTTCTTAGAAGATTTTACACAGTTGTTGACGCGGGTACCACTTTTTACTTTGGTACCCTGTTTTTTGTAGCCCTTCCAACAGGACTTATCAAGTCGTTGTTTGGTTTCGGGTTTCTTTTTCATTACCAAATACCGAAAATCATTTTTCCGGTGAATGCATAAGAGATAAAAGCAGCCATGATGCCAAGCATAGCAACGCGACCGTTGAGCTGCTCAGCACGCTCATTGTGAGGGACTCCGTAGGGATGGTCAGTCATAATAATTTCAGGTTCTTTTGCAAAGAGGTTTTGTTGTCCGTATTCGTTGGTGGTTACAGTCATTAGAATTGGATGTTAGAACGATCTAGTTTTTGGAACACGTCATTACGGTACGCAGGGTCACGATCATAACGTGGGTCTTGCATAGCTGCAACGACTTCTGCTTGAGAACGGAAGACATCAGCAGCAGATGAAGGTGCTTTACCAGTTAGCATCCTACCTTCATATCCATTCTGTTGATCATACGCGGCTTTAAAACCAGCCAGTACAAGTTGAACAGCTTCAGCACTTCCACCATTGACGACTTCATTGAAGGCGTTGATAGCAGAAGGCTGAAGAGTTTCAGAAGCCCAACTAACAAGGCTGTTGTAGGACTCCTCACCACCTACAGAGTTGTAGATAGTGTTGACTTCCTGATCGGATAGGTCCTTAGCAGGAGCTGCCTCCTGTTGTGCTGCGATGTAAGCATTGAGAAGCTCTTCACTAGGAAGTTCTTTCAAAGCAGCCATCGTCTCACTAGAAAGCTCACCTTTCTCAGCCCACTCAGAAGCGGCTGTGTCGAACACGGAGGTGTCCGAGGGTGATTCTACCTGTTCCTCTTCAGAAGCCTCTTGCTGGGTCTCTAAAGGCTCACCCAGCTTGGTTTGAAGTTCAAGGTATGCTTTCTCTAGAGCTTCAGCATCTTTATACTTACCAGCGAGCAGTTGTTCCTGTTGATCAACGAGCTGTTCGCCTACAGCGATAGCTTCTTGCTCAGCTTCATTAAACTCAGGAGCATCAGGTTGAGTAGTATCAATTGTAAGTTCGTTTGCCATTCGTAATTACTTCCAGTTTTCCAAGACCAACGTGAGTGACGTGTTGAGGTGAACGTCCAAGAGTAGGAGTACCTACTTTCATTTTAGGAGCATAACGATTACCTTCACGATGAGGCTCATCTCCTACAGTCATCTTAGGAGTCAGCTGCTCATTCTCAGGTGCATCCTCAGCGGGTTGAGCATCAAGGATCTCAAGCTCAACCGGCTGGGACTCCGGCTTCTTCCGGGTTCTGCGTGTTGTTGCCATTTAATTCAGGGTTTTTAGAAGGATCCATAGCTGGAGCACTTGCTAATTGACCTGCTTGATTAACGAGAGACTGTTGCATAGCAGCTTGTTGCTGTTGTGCCATCTCTTCTTGTAGTTGTTGTGCAGTCTTAACAAGGTTCAACACATCAATACCCTGAGCAGCAGCCAAGCGTTTGATGTATTCAGATGGATCAATGTACTGCATCAATGCTTGTGGACCCATGGTCTGAGCGATGATTGTGACGAATGTCGTCAGCGATTCACGATCTTGACCACGACCCAAGGCGTTGACACCTGCGACAATCTCAGGACGGACTAGATCCTTAGGCAGCTTAGGCAGTTGATTGCTACGCTGCAGTACCAGTAAGGTACGATTGAGATAAGGGATCAGGAACTCACTAGTCAACAGGGAGAACAAGCCACCCAGTTGTTGTTCGAGTTCAAGCTGAGTGAGGCGAACCTCTTCAGCAGTAGTACGTTCCGATTGTCGGATGTTAAGGACAAGGAATGCATCAGAGATGCGTTGTCCAATACTCGCTGCCATCTGTGAAGCAGTAGAGAAGTCAGCAGTTTTACCGACTTGTACAACAGCCACATCGTCAGGACGACCCTGAACGATAGCGCCGTTGCCTGCTTGGGCAAGAGCTTGTGGTTTCGTTGTGCTACTAGGAGACACAAGGAACACCACCTTTGCAGCAGCGGAGCTGCCTTCGACGAGAGCTTGAGACAGTCCCTCAAGAGAACGGAGGTCTCCCAGGAACTCTTCAACTCTACCACGTCCATAGTCTTCACCGTCAACGGTGTTGAAACGAAGGACTAACCAAGGGCTAGCGTTCTTAGGTGCTGTGCTTCGGCTGTTAGGAAGGATCTGATCGAACGCTTCCTGATGCCAGACCCAGCGACCACTGGACGAATCTAGTCTGACGTAAGTGTACACTTCAACGTCATCCTTCTGCGAGCCTTGTTTGATTCCGTCATCACCAGGAGCATTGGGCTTAGGCTCATTGATTTCAAAGCCCAGCTCTTCACGAGCGATGAGTTCTTTAGTTACGATCTCAGTAACGTTACCGTTGCCGTCACGATTCACAACGAATCTGTTGAGCGGGTAGTTCTTGAGACCATCTTTGCCCATATAGATAAGGGCATTACCACCTACAATCAGATGTTTGATTGCTTGGTGAACAACAACCCTATCGTTAGAGCTGTTGACATAATCCATGACCATCCTCTCCATCTTAGAGAAAGATAGGTCAAGCTCAGACCTTGCCTCAACAGGCAGGTCAACACCTAGTTTATCATCCCGAATCTGTAGCTTAAAGAAGCTAGTCTGCGGAGGAAGCAGGGCGAGCATCAGCTTAGAAGCCAACGTCACCACTGCTTTAGCGCCGACAGACTGCCAAGGTGTGTGGAGATTCTTGTGAGTCTCCGGTGTTTCATCTTGACGAATCAGATAAGGAAGAGTAAGGCGTGAGCATTCGACAGCTACATCCAAGAACTCATAACGAGAACTAGAGAGCTGTTCATAGCGAGACCTTGCCTTCTTCACAAGTTGAGTCCTCCACCTTTGGTGTTAGACCCAATGCCAATGCCAGTATTCAAACCAACAGTCAAAGACTTACGCTTAGCACGTTGCTCTTGACTAGAGCGTCGTCCAGCACCTGCTTCACGAATAGCAACTTGGTTGCGATTGTTTTGCAGAGGTTCAGGTGCGCGAGTCTGTGTCGGCGGCGGCGGTGGTACCGGTGGCGGTGGCGGTGTAGTAGGCGGTCTTGGAATAGTAGGCTGTTGTTGCCCTCCTCCAAAACACATTACGATTCCTCCAATTGTTTTTGTAAATAATCTAGGACGGATTGTTGACCCGCCCTATACATAATCTCTTCAATAGTATCGCCAGGTTTGGGTGGAGGAGCACTGAAGTACGCTTGCATATCAGCAAACAAAACATTCAGTCGTTCATTGTGTAGTTTAAGCGTACTCAGTGAGATAGTTGATTGCATTTTGTAGTATGTCCACGCTGTCCTTAGCCCTTCCAAGTAGAAGGTTGCAGCGACAGCAAAGTATTCCTCTAACTACACCTGACTCGTGGCAGTGATCGACAAC